CGCCGTCAACGCCGGCAGGTTCGCCATGGTGGCCGGGGGCAAGGGCCTGGAGGCCGCCAAAGCCATGGGACTGGCGGTGTTCAACTTCGGCAAACAAGCCCTCTTTACGGCTATTCGGGCGTTGCCCGTACTCATTGCGAGCGTCTGGAGCTTTACGGTTGCGCTCTTGGCTAATCCAATCACCTGGGTGGTGTTGGCAATCATCGGGCTGATAGCGGTGATCGTGTTACTGATTAGACATTGGGATACCGTCAAGGCAGCGGTACTTAGTGCCTGGGAGACGATCAAAGGGGCTGTAAACAATGGCGTCGCTTTTGTAGGCAATTTGATGCACAACTTCTGGTTGGTGATCAAGAGCGGTATTGATCAGGCTTTGAGTTGGTTGGGAGGGCTTTGGGATACGTTCAAGACAGCCGGGCAGGCGCTCTGGGACGCCTTTACGGAAGGGCTTAAGTCTGTGATTAGCAAGCCGGTGGAAGTGGTGAAAAGCGGATTGGCTAAGATCAGAGAAATGCTGCCCTTTTCCGACGCCAAAACTGGCCCTCTTTCCACTCTCACCAAAAGCGGCGAGGCGATGGTGACTACCTTCCAGGGCGGTGTGGAAAAACGCATGGGCGGCCTGCAAAAAGCAGTGGCAACCGGGTTGGCCGGGATTGCCTTGGCCTCCCCCCTTCCCTCACTCCCTGCCACCATGCCGCCTATTAGCGGAGTGGCCCAGTATGAAGTGGTACAAAGCACTGTTCCGGTAGCGCCGAGGGTGACGGATATTCTCACAGCCGACACGCCTGACCTTAGCGGATTGTTACCGGTGGCCGCAAAAGCCGGAACAGCTAAGGCTGCCGGACCAAGGCCGCTTACGATTAACGGGGATGTCCATCTGCATGTAGATAAGGTGGACAGCCCGGAAGATTTGTGGCAGGCACTGCGGCGCTTTGCTGAGGAAGTGAGCGGATAATGGCTAGAGAAATTATCACGGACGATTTCGGACAGATAAAACTTGGCGATCAGGTTCTGCCGGGCGTAATCCAACAGATCGAGATTGACTGCGGTGTGCGAGTGGATATGGAGGAAGTACCGGGCCAATCCGGTTCCTCCAAACAACC